CCCTCCTCATGTGAGCCAGCGACAAGATGACCGACACGATCGATCAGCAAACCCACGCGACTCTGGACCCGTCACTTCTGGGCCAGCTCCTCCATGAGCACACAGCCGTGAATGAGCCACGCCTGCGACGGTTGTAGAAGTGCGATCGAAATGGGATTTTGGTGCGCGATATGGGACGGGCTATAGGCGCATAGGATAAGCGTGGCCGTCACCACGCTTCTAAGGAACTCACCCGGCCCTGTGGCCTGCCGGCGGGGATTGACGGGTCGGCTTGTGCCTGGTTGGGCTCGTGCCGCCGCCGGATTGGGGTGGGAAGTATTCGGTTTTCAAAGATGCATCGAACGGGGATCGCAGCCCGTTCGAGCGGCCCTTGAGGGCGCTCCCGACCTGATCCGCCCTGCCAGGGGCGACGGTCGCTTAAAGTCCGGTCGATGGCGTCAGCCGGCGTCGGGATCGGTGGCGTTGGTCTCCTTGGCGACGTGCTTATACGGCACAAGTTTGTTGAGCAAAGCCTGCCGGCCCGCACAGCCGCACGGCTTGCCGGACAATCGCTCATACGTCTTCACGGCCTTTGTCAGGCCGGTCGCATCGGCGACCTTCGCGACGGTGTCCCCGAGGCCTCGGCTGACAGTTACGAGCTCGGCTTTGTGATCACACCCGCCACATACACCGTGGCTCGGACGCCCGCCGTGAAGATTAAGCGCACAGCAGCCACCCCGCTTGATCCCGCAATCCGTCCAGTGTTTGCAATCGATCATGATCAGCTCACCGTGGCCGTGTCGCCGAAGGTCCCGTGGCCCTCCGAAAGTTTTTGATAGACACCCGTGATGTCCTCACATTCCCTGATATAAACCGCGTCGTTGTCACCACCCGGCACGCCGCACACAAACGCCGCCTCCCAACGGTTTTGGATCGTGTTCAGCTTCAGTGTGGCACTTGAGTTGCCATTGGCGTTAGAGTCAATGCCGGACCACAAAGTCCCGTCCCATGTAACCGTGACCGTGCAAGGCGTGTTGCAATCGGCGCAACCCGGGATCGTCAGGGTGTAGCTTGATGCGTAACCCGCCGGCGGATCGCCCGCGGGCAAGCCTGACGGCGGTATACCGGGGCACTCACATTCATCACAGTCCTCGAATTCTTCACCCACCGCCGGGTGGTCTTCCTGCGGGCAGTTCTCGTGCTCATGCACCGTGTAGCATTGGCCGCCTATATCAACCGTCTTCCCAACCACGGCCGACAGGTCGTCGCGAGTGAACAGGTTCTCCTCACCGTCGCACCGCTCCAGCCGGTAACACGCGGCGCACTCCGAGCAACCGCGCGCACCGAAGTTAGAAACGACGCCTGTGAGCATCGGGCCTGGCGGCGCTTCAGCGATCACCACGTCGCCCGATATGACGACGCAGATCAGCGTGCCCACCGAATTGGTCACCAGCAGCACGGTGCCTGGCGGATACGACCCGTAATCCACCCACTGGCCGTAGCGCCCACCGCTGCATTTGTTCACCGGCCGATACCTGCGTTTAGGCGGCGGAGGCGGTGGTGGAGGTGGTGGCGGCGGCGGTGGCGGAGGTGGTGGTGGTGGCGGTGGCGGTGGTGGCGGCGGTGGCGGAGGCGGGTCGGGGTCCCACGGCGGTGGATCGCCGCCCGATCCGTCGCAGTCAGTAAACGACCCGGTCGACACGGCGGCGTTGCCGATAGCGTCCTGCCAGCCCGAAGCGTGCGGCGCGGTGAGTTTTACGGTGCCGCCGCCTGCGCCAACAATCACACGACCCATCGGCCGCGTGTAACCGGTCGGCGTCGAGCCCGCCTCCAGCACCGTGCCGATGTCGGAAGTTGACCAGTCGTTGTTGATCGTGATCGTCGACGTCGCCTCGCCGTATTCATCGATCCACCCGCCGGGTATCGACGCCGTCCCTCGGAACAGCTCCATCCCGACCGACATCCAAAGCGTCGGGTGCTTGCACGGCACATCGACACCCACAACAGGAGTGTACGCGCCGTTCGCACCGGACGAGTACGGGAACAGCCCGCCGAAGATGACCACCTCGACCTCGGTGGGTGAGAAAGCCACTTGGATCGTGAAGGTGGATGTGTAGGAATCGGTATAGACAATGGGCGTGGCGGGCGAGAACGGGATCGCGGTGATCTCGGTATAAACGGCCGCGTCACAATCGCAGTTGTGCTGCCACCAACAACCCTGCCCCACGCCGCCGCCGTAGAGGTATAGAAGCCCGTTGGCGTAACCGCCCTCACCGGACGCGGGCTTGCGCTGGCGAAGCAGCCATTTATCGTTGAGCTGGATCGCGTATGGATTCAGCCGCACCCGTGCGCCGGTGGAGGTTTCGTCCTCGCCTTCTTCGATGCCGATCAGCGGCATGCAGCCCTTGAAGCCGATGTTGTCGATCTCGATGTAAAGACACTTCATCGCACGATCGGCGGTGGTCCAGTGCGTCGCGTTGGGCGGGTCGTTGCCCGTCACCGGCGGCGTGGTGGTGGTTGCGACCGACGTATGCGCGGTCTTGCTGACATAGAAAAGCGGCGGCGACCCGTGCCACACCAGGTCATCGGCCACGTAATCTTCGCCGGGCGCCCACTGCCCGCGGTCGATCTTCCAGCCGGTGAACGACGGCTTGCCCATGCCCAAGCAGGGCAGACAGCAACAGGGGGTGCTCGGCGGCATCAGACGGGCACCCCGTCAAGCGCGTTGTCGTAGTCGAACACGGCGCGGTACGGCGGGTCCTGGTCGTGGACGTACTCGTACCACATCTCCACGATCTTGCCATCGGGCGCGGGCTGGAAGTCGATGCCCTCGCACACGGTGTCTGCGTCGACGCCGTTCATCTGAAGGCCCGTGCCGGTGTTGCCGATCTCGGCCAGGTTCCACGCGGCGTTGGGGCCGACCGCCGCGCCGGAGTAGCCGTTGGGCACGAAGGTAACGGTGCGGTCGGCGTTGAGCCGCACCTGGTTGAAGCCGTAGTCCCAGATGAGGCCGCTCTGATCGGCCGCGCCGTTGAGTTTCGCCAGGAACTTCTCACGCCCACGGCGGCGGCGCTTGCCCTGGCCCGCGCGCGTGGACCGGGGTATCTCCCGCACGCGGCGGGCAAGGGCCTGGATGGTCTCGACGGATACTTTGGGCATGGTGTGATTCGCCGTTGGTCCTAACTAAAATCGATGCCCCAGTTCGCGGAACGGTAAGGCACAAAGGCCAGTACTTCAGGCACCGCGTCGATCGACGCTTTCGCGCCGCCCTCGCCGTCCAACGGCCAGGGGTCCTCGGTCGGCCCGTTGACGCCGTCGCGGATCGGGACAGGCCCCTCGTCGCCGATCTCGCGGTAGCCGCGATCCGCAACGTATTGCCGATGCTTTCCAACATCCGACGCGAGACGGAACGTGGTGCTGAAAAAGTGCTCCGACGACGAGCCGTTGTTTTCGTTGACCTCCTGCGCCGTCGGCGGCAGGAACAGCAGTACGTCGGCGGCATACGTCGTGCCCTTGATCGTCACGGGTGAGGCGTTGGTGGTGAACTTGATCGCGTCATAAAACGCCGCGTCGAAGCCGGCAAAGTTCTTGGTGATCTGGATCACGAGCGATCCGTTTTTGCGCTGCGGGTACGCCTGGAACGGGTCCCCGGCCGAGTTGGTGACGGGTTTGACGGGATCGCTGTAGTCAACGTCGTAGGGCTCGGTCCACTCCTCGAAGCTAGCGCTTAAGATACTCGGCCGAGCCAGCGGGTCGTCGGCGCCGACGCCGCCGCTGGCGGTCGATTGCCTGTAGGTGACGCGCACCTCGAACCACAGTGGGTTGCGGTTTATGTGCGAAGCGTTCAGGCTGTCGATGACGTAGCCGTCCGGCACGGGCCGCGCCTCGACGGCGGCCTTGGCGCTTTCCTCGTCGTTGGCCGCGTCGACGTTGACCTGGTACGTATCCTCGATCGTCTTCGAGGTCTTGTCGTATCCGTCTGATCGGTTGATGAAGATCGCTGTGGGCATCGGGTTACAAGCCGGGTATGGTGATCGCCTGGTCGTTGCTCACCAGTTGGCGCAGCAACGACGCGACGGTGTCGAGTTTTTTGTTGGTGTCTTTCTGCTCGAATAGCGACTTACGCGGAACGTCCGCATCACGAGCCGCGCCGGGCGCCCCGGCCCCGGACGCCGCCAGGCTCTGCCTGGCACGGAGTTGCAGCTCCTCGTTGCTGCCGACGAGGTTCAGCCCGGCGAGCTTCTGCTCGCCGAAGATGTCGTCGCGGAGCTTGGCTTGAAGTTTGTCGAACTGGCCCTGGTCGATCAGGCCCTGATCGAAGAAGCCCCGGATCTCGCCCAGCTCACGGTTGAACCGCTCAATCGGGGTCTCGATCGACTCAAGCAGACGGTCCACCTGTGACTGCACGCTCTTGGATACGCCCCCGGTGATGTCGGCCGCGATCTCGATCTCGCCGACGCCGTCGCCGATGCTGGCGGTGGCCGCCGCCGCCGCCTCGGCCGCGTTACGGATGCCGTCGAAGAATGCCATGACGCGATCACCGCTCGACGGCGCAACCAGGCCGTCGTTGATCGCGTCCTTAAGGTCTTTGATCTCCGCTTCGAGGTTCGCAGCGAACAGGTCGGCGAAGTCGGCCACGTCGGTGGCGACACCGCCGCCGAGCCACTCGGGAAGGCCGGATGCAAGCTCGGCCAGTTGGGCGATACCACCGGCGGCGACGCTCATGAACTTCAGGGCGCCCAGTCGCAGCAGGTCGTAACCAAAGACGGCCGCGTCGATGCTGTCCGCGACGAACGCGACGCCCATCGCGCCCACTTCCATCGCCGCGACGATCTTATTGCCGGCGACGCCCGCGGAGTCACCCGCGAAACCCAGCCAGCGTGCAAGCTCGCCCAGGCCGTTAATTGAAAGATCGATCACGCCCTCAAGTACACCTTTAATCACCGGGATAGCCTCGGTGAAGTCCGCGATCAGGCCCTTGAGGTCGATGCGGTCGAACAGGTCGGCCGTGAGGTCACGCGCCAGCAGGCCGACGTTGTCACGCAGCGTGGAGACCAGGCCGGAAAGCGTTACGCTTTGCGCCGCCATCAGCCCGGCGAACTGCCCGCCCTCGGCGGTCATATCCACAAACGCCTGCTGCAGGTTGCTGAAGCCCACGCGGCCCTCGGACACCAGGCCCTTGACCTCGCTTTCCGCGACGCCGAACTGTTTGGCCAGCTCGGCGATTATCGGGATGCCCCGGCCGGTGAGCTGGTTGATGTCCTCGGCCATCAGCCGGCCCTGCACACGGGCCTTGCCGTACAGCTCGGCGATCTCGCTGATCGGGGCACCGATGCCCGCGCTGATGTCACCAATCGCCCGCAGCTCGGGGATGACCTGGCCGGCGTCGGAACCGAAAGCGAGCAGCTTACGCGACGCCTCGGTAAGGCCCGGCATCTCAAACGGTGTGGAGGCGGCAAACTGGTTGAGCTCACCCAGCAGGTCCTTTGCCGCCTCCGTCGAGCCGAGCATCACGCCGAACGCGACCTCGGCCTGCTCGGCCTCCGCCGCGAGCTTGCCGCCGAAGCCGATCGATGCGGTGATCGCGGCCAGGCCGATACCGATGCCGGCGATCGCGAGCGTGAACGGGTTGACGATCCGTCGCATGCGAGAGAAGACGCCGGAGCTGGCGCTTTCAAGCCCGCCCAGTTCACCGCGCACGTGACGGGTCGCGCTGTCAAGCGGCGCGGTGTCAAGCCCGATCGATCCCGTGATGGCGCCCGCGTTAAAACTCATGGCTTCTTTCGTTCCGTCCTGACTTCGCCGCCGGCGTTGGCACACCAGGCGATCATGGCTTTCTCGATATCCTGCTCATCCCGCTTTGGTGCTTTGCGTTTCAGCGACGGCATGAAGTCCTCCGCCTGCCAGCCGCCCTTGCTGCCCAGGGCCGCGTTGGCGACCGTCTGTGCGATCGTGCCGGCCCTTAAATCGTCACGCAGCGAGGGGTCGTAATCCTCGAACCACGCCGCCCACAGGCAAAGCTCATCGAGGCTCATCTCGCCGATCCCGCCGGGTCCGCTTAGCGTCTTGCCCAGGGCGTGGGCCAACGCCATCACGAAACGCAGGATCGGCGAGCGTTTCAGTTTCCCGAAGCGGCGTCGATCTTGCCCTTGATCCCGTTGACCTTGTAGCAGGCCGTCAGGAGCTGCTGGAACAATTCGTAGTCCTCTTCACCAACGGCGTCGGCGTTGGCGTAGATGGGTTTACCCTCTTCGTCCACCACACACCTGGCGACCATGGCACGGTTCTGAAGCTTGATCGGCAGATTGCCCAACTCGATCATTGCGTCGACGTCGAGCTTGAGGATCGGAACCTCTCCAAGGTCCCGGACCTCCTCATTGACGATGCCGCGATTGCGGGCCTTGATCCTGTCGCGGATGCTTGTGGTTTGTGACTTTCTAGCCATCTCGATTCTCCGTATGGTGTGTGTGCTGCGCGGTGAGAATGAACGTTTTTGTGTCCGGCTTAAGCCGCCTTCGTGAAGACCGGCTTGCCGGTGAACTGAATCTTGACAGGCACAACAACCTCATCGCCCTTCGGGGCCTCCTGGCCCACTTCGATGATGAAGGCGTTGCACACCAGCTTGCCCCCCGAGCTGAATGAGATGCCGTATGCTTTGATTTGTCTCTGTAGTGTGTAGAAGGTTTCGAGCTGCGTCTCGTTCATGGCGAATTTGAACTCGCCCTGCCCGGGGTCTGTGTGTCCCGGCGCGAACTGCTTGAACCAGTCGATCTGGCCGCCGTCCTCCTGGTCCACGCGCGTGGTTTCGATCACATCGGTGATCCTCTTGGGCAAACTGACGATGTCGTCGATGCCGGCGAGCTGTGTGCCCGAGGCGACGGGGTCGGTCCCGATGTTGGCGTAGTAGATTTTGATGCCCGTGGTGGTGCCGTATCCGTTCATAATCCAATGCCTTTCGATGTTGGGTTAATGTGCTATTGAGGGGGCGTTAAACGCACGTCGAAGTTGAAGGCGATCTCGTGCCGCCCGCCGCTGTCCGCGTCGCCGCGACCGATGATCCCCGGTGGCCCGGAGTTGAGTACGATCAGGCGCACGTCCCAACCCGAGGGCATGGCGTCGTCGTCGACGACGTCGCGGTTGGCGTCGAGCGTCTTGGCTGCGACCGTCCAGGACTGTCGCGGGCGCCCTTCGTTGTCGGGATCGTGTAGCGCGTCGTGCAGCCGCTGCGCGAACAGGAGCCCCGCGCCAGGGTCATCGCCGGGGGCATACGTCATGCACTGCACACTGACCATCGGCACGGGGCGCATATCATTTTCGACCGGCCCGCCGTACAACCGCAACACCGCGCTCACGCCGTTGGATGCGTTAGCAGGCAGGTCATGCACGAACAGGTTGCCGCCGAGCGTGACGCTAACACCCCCGGGGGTAGATGCCGTGGCGATCTGCGCCAGAGCGTGGGCCAGTGACAAAAGCAGGTTGGTGGGGTTAAGGATCACGACAGCACCCTCCGCACGAACAGCTCAAGGTGCGACAAACCACCCGCGCCGGGGGCGACACGGTCGCCGGTGGTGACGATGGCGACCGTGTGCGTCTCGGCTGCGCCGTCTGCGAGCAGGACGAGCCGATATCCGGGGGCGGGTAGTGGCGACGCCTGACCGGCCGCGACCAGGGCGCCCCGCTCGATGTAGACCACCTGCGTGGCGTCCTCCAGTACCGCGCCGAGGATGTACCGCTGCCGGCTGCCGATCATGTCCAGCGCGCAGCGGATCGATACCGCATTGCCGGCGACAATCCGAGGGCGGCCGATCGCGTCCGCCGCGCCCCCGGGGGCGGCACGATCGATCCTCGTGATGGTGGCATTCGTCAGCATGGCTTTCCTACAGCAGCGGCGCCGAGCGCAGCCGGTACTTGTCCATCAAACGCTGTGCGCGGTCGCACAGTCCGCTCCCGGATACGCCGCCGGTAAGGTCAGAAGGTTTAAGGTATGACTCGCTCATCGAGCCGATGCTCTGGCTCGCCAGGCCGGCTCTGATGGCTTCTAGCCGCTTGCCGAACTGCGAATCACACAGCGCGTTGGCCTGGTAGAGGCACGCGATCTTGACCTGCTTCGGCACAACGGCCGCGTTGGTCGCCGAGTCCCAATCCCAAACGCCGACGCCGGCGTTAGACGTGCTGCCCGTCACGCGCTGATAGCGTGGGAACTCACGCACCTGCCCCCCGCCCCCGGTGGTCGTGTAGTACTTCACGCCCTGGTACGGCATCGCCGCGTCGATCTCCAGCGACGCCATGAACAGCAGGATGCCCATATCGTCATCCGACTTCGCCAAGAGCACATCGAGGCCAGACAGCGAAGCTGCCAGCTCACGCGCCGCTGCGACGGTGGCGAAGTAGCAGCCGTCGTCAAGCGGATCGGCACCCGAGATAGGTTCCATCTCAACGGGCATGCTTATCTCCGAGTTTGCTTAATCCGGGGGCGGATATTCCGGGGGTCATGGGATGGTTACTTCCTTGGTGATGGTCTTGAGGTCGGTGCGGCTGTAGACCAGCGTGTAGGCAAGGCCGCTGTCGAGCATCAGGGGCGTGACCCAGCGGCCGTCGGCGCTGGTGACCGCCGTGCCCCGGAGTGTTGCGGTGAGCGGGTTACTGTCGTACTCGCTCTTGAGGTACGCGCGGATCGTCACGTTATCCAGGCCCACGCCCCCGGAAGTAGCGCGGAGGTTGTCGGTTGTGGGGGTGTTGTGATTGACGAGTGTGTCGCCGCTACCAGCGCCGCCTCCGGGTGCGATGTCGTCGGTCTTGGCCTTGATCGCCGCGAGCTGTGTTGAGTTTGCATCAATCTCCGCACGGACCTCGGCTGCGCTTAGGTCGTTAAGGGCCGCGAACTGTGCGGGCAGTGTGGTGCCCGTGTCGGTCAGGACCGCGTCGACGTTCGCGCCGACCGTGCCCAGCGCGTTGGTGATCGCCTCCAGGCTGTCGGTGCCGGCGTCGAAGCCCGCGCCCGCGATCGAGTTGAGGCTGGTCTGCAGGTTCGACAGATTGCCCGTGATCGTCGTCGCGCTCGCCTCCAGGGTGTCCACGTTCTGATTCACCGTGTTTAGCGAGTCGGCGTTCGTGACGACGCCGGTATTGATGGTGTTCAGGAGGGTCTTCATGTCCGCCCCGTCCAGGTTGATCGTGTCAAGCCCGGTATTGAAGATGATGCCGCTGCCCATCGCGTCGGTGGCGTTGATGACGATGCCGGCACTCGCCGCGCCGTTGGCCGTGATGACGACCGCGTTGTCTCCCGGCGTGGTCTGCGTGATGACGACCTTTGAACCGGTGAGTGTGTTGAACTTGATATTCGCGCCCGTGCCGTCGAGGACGGCTTCGAGGTTGTCGGCGGCGGTCGCGTCGCCACTGACCTGCGTGACGTTCGCGGTGACTAGATCGGTGGTGTCGTCGAACGTCGAGCGGCTCGACACGGCCGCGTCGAGGTTGGTGGTAACCTGCACACCGATCGACCCGCTGTCGGTGATCTGCGCTGTCGGCCTGGCCCACACCGCGGCGGCCAGATCGTCAAGCGTGAAGCTGTCGCGTGACGCGGCGGCGATAAGCAGCGTCCAGATGTCCGCTGCGAGCGCATCCGCCGACGCCTCGTCGTCCGGGTGTGTGCCGTCCGCGTCGATATGTGCCGGGACCGCCTGGCCGTAGTAATCAAACAGGTTGATGTAACCGGCGTTGCTGCGGCTCCGACACGCGGCGATGATGCCGTTACTCCACGCGCTCATCTCCGCGACCGATCGGGCCGAGGTCTTGGGCCAGATGACAAACAGCACGATCGGCGTGGGGTTGCCGATCATGTGGTCGGCGGCGGTGACCTTGTCGACCAGCGCTTCAGCGTAGGCCTGAACGGTATCGACCGGGAGCGATTCGGGATCGACGATCACCACGAACGTGCCGGGCAGCGTCGGGTCAAGCGTGGTTACGTCACGGAAGGTGAGCCAGTCTCCGTTATCGAATTGCTTCTGGAGCGTGGCGTCGCTGGGGTTATTCAGTCCAACCCCGCCCAGGCTCCAACTCGACGCACCCACAACCTCGAACTGCACGCCGCCGATCCACAGCGGGCTGCCCGAAGGAGCGCAGCGGAAGCCGAAGTTGGCGATCACATTGGTACTGCCGTCGGCGGCGATCGCGCCGCTGGCGCCAAGCGCCTCGACGTCCGCCCAGTACGACGTGGTGCCGCCGCCGATCGCCGCGGTCGCCCGCGTGTCGGGCCAGAGTGCGTTGACCGCGCCTCGCCTGTAACCGCCCGTGCGCGGTGAAGCCGCGGTGTCGGGCTTATCTCCCTCGCTGTAGTACGGCCGGGCGTCGATGGTCAGGTCGAAGTCACCCAGTGTGCTCGGGCCGCTGCCGTTATAGAAGCGCTGATTGTCGCCGGAGCGGATGTTCGCGGCACCGTAATAGATGTGCCTGAACACCATCGGGTTGTTGCCGAAGATGCCGAAAGTGTTAACGCTGCCGCTGATCGGATTGCTTGCACGGCAGAGCGTCCTACCCAGGCAGCCCAGCGCGCCCGATGGCGGCGGCGAACCGGAGGCGAAGGCCTTCAGCGTGCCGTCCCAATACCAGTTGTACCCCTCGACCGGCACGCCGAAATACTCGGCGGGCGTCGGGTTCGTGAACGCGCCCCAACGCATGTAGGAGTTGGTGCCGTCAACGAGGTTGGTCTGGTTGCCGGAATTATTGGTGTCACTGGCCTCGTACAGCGAGTGATCCAGCAGCGTCCTGCCCGTTGAAGAACCGGTCGTCGTGGCCTTGGGTTCTAGCACGGCGGTAATGTCACCGCCGAACGCCCAGCCTTTGAGGATGGCGTGCGCCATGCGATTCGTCTGCACCGGCATGTTGGTGAGCGAATCGCCGACCAGGGTAAAACGCGACTGTGCGGCCTGGATGTTTTCGCGTGCCTGGTAAGCGGCGCCGCCGACCAGCAGCTGCGCGACCCCGGCCCCTGGAAGCGGCGAGAGTGCCGCCGCGATCAAAAGCAGCGTGACGAGGAGTGTGCGGTGCAATCGTTTCATAGTGATCGTCCTTGATCCAATAAAACCCGGCCGCGTTAGCGGCCGAGCCTTGTGAAGCGGGTCGGCGTGTCCTACGCCAGCACCTCCAGCGTCGCGCTCGCCGCGCTGGCGTTGCCCGCCGCCGAGTTGACGGCCCTGAAGCCGATGATGCGCAGGGCGTCTGACGGCAGCTTGAATCGCTTGGTCGCCCCCGCCGCCCCGGCGCCGCCGGCACCGGTCTGCGTGATGAGGTCCAGGTAAAGCACCGTCGAGCTGCCGTCGATGGGGTTCACCGAATCCATCAGGATGGAGTACTTCATCGTTGCGGCGTCCCCGAGCTGGCCCGTGGTCAACGCCGGCACCGTGAGCAGGAGCTCCACATCAGCCAACTGTGCGCCCTGCTGCGTAGTCTTGCCGGTATCGATCCCGGGCGTCGCGTAGACCGTCGATGCGCCGTTCGGCAGGGCGAGCGTAAGCTTCAGCCCCGCGTCCTTCATTGCATATCCCATGATCCGTTCCTTTCATTTTCTGTTTGTGTAGGTGTGTTGCGTGTGTTTGGCCCGTGGCCTATTACTTCTTGGGTTCCTTAAGTTCCGTAGGCTCCTTGGGTTCCTTGGGTTCCGCCGCCTCCTCGGGCAGGTGCCAGGAGTCGGCCTGCTTGCCGCTGTCATCCCGGGGCGAGCTCGTGATCACCAGCGGCTCACTTCCGCCTAAGTCGGCCTCCAGGTCGACGCGGTCTCCGCCGCGCAGCTTGATGACCTTCGCCGCCTGGTGCTTGCCGTCCGCGAGCACCAGGCGGATCTCCGTCCCCTTCTCTACTTTCGTGTTGCTTGCCATCGGTATCCGCCTTTCAGGTATCAGATGTCAGAATCAAAATGCCACGCGCCGCGTGACGGGGTTAGAGCGTCAACGATTCGGTGTTGCTGATCGCCTCGGTCACGTGGATCGGGATCATCGCGCCGTCCACACCCATGACCGAGTTCGGCCACGGCGCCGGTGCGCCGGTCGGGTTGGTCGCCGTCCGCGACGACTGCAGCTGCTGGTTACTCCGCAGCGACATGAAGATGTGGTTCGGACCCTTGCCGGCGGGGAACTTGGCCAGCGCCTGATTGATCAGCGCGTCGGTCAGCCCCTTGCCGGTGTCGGCGGTCAGCTTCTTGATCCGGCAGACCGTCCGAAGGCTCTGCACCTGGAAGCCCGGGTAGGCGGTGAAGCTGGTGAGGTACTTCATGAACTTCTTGGTGCCGTCGTTGGGATCGATCACCGGCAGAAGCTGCACGGGGTCGAAGCGCAGGGCGCCGTTGTTGCCGAAGCGCCAGCGGACGCCGTCGTCGGCGAGGTTGCCGGCCGGCGCGGCGCGGACAAGCCAGACCGAACTGCCGGTGCTCGCCGTCGTCCCGCCGGCGTCGACGACCATGTTGTTGGCGTCGTGTGTCTGGATCAGGCCCGGGAAGCCCGCCGCGTTGTTGCCCGCGCCGTAATACATCTGGGCGCACCAGGCGAGCATCTCCAGGTCCAGGATGCGCCCGCTCTTGGCCTCCAGCCACGCCTGCGGACCCTTTTCGTAGCGGTCGGCGACGGCGCGGTCCTCCTCGATCCGGGGCTCCGCGGTGTAGCATTCAAACATCCGATCCTCGGAGGTCTCGGTGATGTCGGCCGTGCCGGCGTTCGCGGTGCGGAAGCTGCCCGTGGTGTTGCTGGCGCCGGTGTAGACGACGCTCTTGACGCTGATCCCGTTCAGCGGGAAGCTGGCCAGCACGTTCAGCTCGGGGTGAACGCGCGAGGCCTCGTTGATGACCTGTTCGACTTTGTTGGCTTTTGCGATGTCAAGTAGTGTGCTCATCTTTGAACTATTCCCTTTCGTGGGTGTGTTGGTTTAGTGGCCTGGTCAGTGCGGCGTTTCGATGCCGCTTTGAATCACGCTTGAGCCGGGGCCGGGGTCGCCGCGCCGGGCATCTTCAGGAACCCGCCGGACTCGGCGGCCGTGGTGTCGGTGGGCGTATCGCCGCCGTCGCCGCCGGCAGCGGCGCCGCCGAAGTCCGGGGCGAGCTGCTTAAACTGCGCGAGGACGGCGTCGGCCTGCGCGGTCAGCTCCTCCTCCGTGCCGCCGGTGAGCAGCTTGCCGAGGTCGGCGTTGCCGCCGAGTTTTTCCTTGACCAGCTTCTCGATCGTCGCCTTACGCGCATCGTCCCCGCCCCCGGAATTACCCCCGGGCTTGTCCCCGGATGCGTCGCCGCCGCTTTGATCGCCGATCTTGAAGCCGCCGGACTTCAGCGTGGCGAGCAGGGTATCGGCCTGCTCCCGGAACTTGGCCGGGTCGTTGCCGATCATCGAGTGGAAGGCGTCGGGGACGCCCTTGAGGTTTTCGTTGATGAACGCCTGGCGTGCGTTGACCTGCGACTGCTGGGTCTGCTGCGCGGCCACCGCGTCGGTCACGGTCTTGGTGATCGACTCGGGCGTGGGGACGTTGGCCAGGCTCTGCTTGAGGCTGCCGAGTTCATCGCTAAGCGGCTTGATCGCCGTGTTCACGGCGGCGGTGGCCGCATCGGTGGCGGCCTTGACGATCGCCTCGATGTCGATGCCGGGGGCGGTGGGGCTTGCGGCTGTGTCGGTCATGGTCGAGTCCTTTCGTTTGTTCAGCCGGTCCCGGATGCTCCGGGTGATGGCTAAGGGGTTAAGTGAACGCTTCACGGCGTATCCTCCGTGTTGTCAGGTTGGGTTGTTGATCCGCCGATGAACACGCTCGGCGTGGCGGCCGACGCTTCGCCGGCGAGTTCCTCCAGCTCGTCGCGCACGGTGGCCGCATCCAGCCACTGCTCCTGAAGTGCGCGTTTGCGGCTTAGGACGCCGGCGGCCCGCCGTGTAGCGATCGAATTGGCGCGTTCGGTCTCGTCGTCGGGCAGGCCGTCGCGCATCTCCACACCGATCGATCCCGCGCCACCAGGCATCGGCCTGCGCGTCTCGGCCTCGACGGCCAGGGCGATCGCCATCTGGATCGCCTGCCGCCAGACCACCGACTTACGCTGCGCCTTGGCCAGGGCGGGCGCGGCGGCGAGGCGCATCTTCGCGGCGGTCTCCACCGAGCTGTCGTCCTTGATGCCAAGCAGCGACAGCGGCATCTCGGAAACGGTGGCCAGACCCTGCAGCGCGAAGTTGCGGTCCTCCATCGCGCTGGCGAGCTCGGCGTTCCATGTGATGTATTGAGGTATCTCGTCCTTGGTCCTGAAGAACAACACCTCGGCGCCGACGGGTATCGTGCCCGTCTCGGGGTCGACCATCGCGTTGGGCGCGGCGAGGCGCGGATCGGCGTGCTTGGCGATCACGCGGCCGATCTGTGTGTTGGCCGCGTGCAGTGAATCCTGCGCCTCGATCAGGCCGTCATAATCGCTGCGTGCGCCGAACCCGTTGGGCACCCGGATCAGGCTCGGCCGGCTAAGCCCGGTGAGTTCACGGTCGGCCAGGGGCTGGCCGGCGGCGTCGCGTACCGGCCACCGATCCAGCGTCAGCTTCTTGGATCGCTTCGGGCCGGATACGTTCACGTCGTCGAGGAGGTAGAGCGAACGCTCGATCAGGCCCCTGGTGTAGTGCGTTTCAAGCAGGAGTTTCGTTTCAGCTGCACCCCCGGATGCGCCCCCGGGCGCATTCTCTGGCTTGACGGTGGTGGTCGCGTAGCGGACGTATCGGTCGTGCTGCTGGTCCGGGCCGGGCACGCCCTGGGGGTAGACCTGGTCCGCGTGCGCGTGGGCGATCCGCGCCTCGGTACCTTTGAACGTTACCTCCAGGAAGGTCTCGCCGGCCCAACAACATTCACCCGCCGCGTCGAGCAGCTGCGCCATCAGCCAGGACCGCTCGGCGATCGCGTCGATGCGCAGCTGCGTCGGCTCGTCGTCGATATACAGACGCGGCGACTCACCGAAGAGAATGTCGGCCATCTTCTCGGCGATCAGGGTGAGCAGGTTGTAGCCGCGGAAGTAGGCCGGCTCACCCTGCTTCAGCGGCGGGAAGCTGTGCGAGGACCGGCCCTCGTCAACGTAGTAGGCGCGGTGCTTACCCTCAAACAGCATACGCGCCTGGCGCAGCCGTTCGGTGCGGCAACGCTCGGCCCTGGTCATCCATCCCAGGTGCCGCGCTTCGAGCACGCCGTTCGCGCCGCCGCCCCCGGGTTCACCCGAGCGGTTCCAGACGTTGCCGTAGCTGTGCGAGGTTAAGATGCTCATGTCGTCCTTGACCCCCCGGAAGTTCCGGGGCTTGTTCATGTTCCGCTGTTACCAGCCGGCGGGTTTCCTTAGTAGCGGTGGATGCAGCGGCTGTTTGTTGTCGTCGGCGGCGTGGTACGCCAGCGCCAAAGCCCAGAACCGGTCGGCGTGACCGTCCGCGTCGTGCGAAGCGTCGAAGCGCACGTTGCCCGCGGAGGTCACCACCTTGCGCACCTTGTGCAGGTCCTCGCGCACCGCGTCATCCATCGGGACGCGGACGAGCTTGTCCTCGAACAGGCGGCGCAAGGGCATCGCCAGCTCGCTCTTCACCGGGCCGCTGAAGTTGACCGCCTCAACCCTGTAGCGGCCCCAACGCTCCTGCATCCGTTCGGCCATCTGCATGCCGATGCCCGTTGAGTCGATGCACAGCCGCTTCACAGCAGACAGCCGCATGACTTCATTAAGCGCGCCCTCCTGTGCCGTGAAGTTGACTTGGTCGAACACACGCAGCGTGCGGGTCCAGAACACGTCGCCGATGCGCTCGATCACCCACAGCACCGACAGGTCCTTCTTCCGCCCCACGTCGTAGCCCGCGTAATACTCCCGGCTACCGCTCGGGGGCGGCAGCTCGAACAGTTGCAGGTTCGCCACCTCGCACGGCCGCATCAGGTCGTAGCTCAACAGCGACGAGCCGTCCGTACTGCGGATGCACAGGTACTCCTGGTCCCACGTCTCCTTGTCCGGGCAGGTGCCGCGCAGCTCATCGAGCCAGTCCCTGCGCGCGACCGGGTCGGGTTCGGGGATGTAGTCAAGCCGATCCCGTCGCATGCGGATGCGTTCGACGATGCCCTGCTCGACGGCGTCCAGCACGGTGACCTTGTGGTAACTGGCCTTGAGCTTGCCGCTGTGGATCATCTGCACGAGCGTGTCCATGTACGTGCCCTGGCCGTTGACCGATGACCAGATGCGGAGCGGATAACCCCAGAACATGGCCGTGGCGTGCGCGGCCTTGAACAGCTCGCGCTGCGCTTTGTGGAAGTCGTACTCGTCCATCCCGACCGCGCCGCCCTTGGACCGGAAGAACTTGGGGTTCGAGCTGCCGGCGACGATCTTGCGGCCGTTGCTGAAGGTCATCACCAGCGAGTTGATCTCGTCGTCGTCGATCACTTCTTTTTCTTCCGTGACCTTGGCGACGGCGTTGGCCATCTGCGCCCAGCCCTCGCACTCCTGGATGAACTCGACGCTGGCGGTCATGTCGGCGGACGTGTGGTAGTAGTTGGATTTACCCTCGATCCGGTCGAGCACCACGCCCAGAGCCTGCGTCCAGGTCCAGCCGATCCGGCGGGACTTCTCGCACACCGCCATCGGCGCGGGATCGCGCAGCCAGTTCACCTGGTAAGGGCAAAGCAGATTGAATAGGCCATGACTCATGATTGCTTGATACCCAGCGCCACCTTGATCGTTTCGACCACGTCCGCGCCAGATGCGCCGGACCCGACCAACTTCTCCGCCTTGGCGAGCGCCTCGGCCTGCCGCTGCTCGAAGTCGGCCTTGACCGCCTCGATGCGCTGCCGCGTGTTTGCGGCGGCGTTCATCGCGGTGGACAGCTGCAGCAGTTCCTTGGCGTCCAGCTCCTCGTCCGCGTCCATCTGCAAGAGCTTCTCGGTCATCAGCTGCTGGAAGCGGACCAGGCTCGCCTCGCCCAAAGCCTCGACGCCGCTGGTGCGTGCCACGTCGGCGAGCGCCCGGGCCATCTCGGCCGATCGGCGCACGCCGTCGAGCACACCCTGGTAGTTCTTGCGGTGCTTCCACACCGCGCCGCGACTGATGCTGAAACCCTTGCCCTCGAACCACGCAAGCAGGTCGTCGATGGTCGCCGCCGGCTGGCGCAGCAGGTCCTGGTACTCCGCGCGTTCGGCGTCGGAGACTTCGGGGTCGGCCAGCAGTTCATCGACTCGGTACTTGCGGCTCATGGGGCTTACTGCGTAATGGGCTTGACCGTGATGTCGGTGTGCGCGGAGTAGGTGATCTGCACGCGGCCGTTGCCGTCGTTGTAGATCTGCGGCGGGAACGGCCCGAGTAGTTGCCGGGTGCCGGGGGCGATGGCGACCACCTTGTCGGCGACCGCCTCACCGTCCACAGCCTGCTGGGTGACAACGGTCAGGTTGACGGACGCGCCGCCGCCGTTGGTGTGTTCGACCAGCAGCAGTTCCTTGCCGGTGTTGGCGAACGAGTCGCCGCCGGCGTCGGCCGCGATCGTCGTGTAGGCGTTAGCGCTCCGCGATGGACTGATGGGTGTAAGTAGTGGCATGGCTTAGGTCTCGGGTATAGGGTTCAGGGATCGGGGGATCGGTTTTCCTGCTTTCTTAATTTCCTGCTTTTGCTTACACCGGCGTCTCATCGACGGTCGCGGTCACGATCAGGCCCTGGGGCAGCGTGCCGGTGCCGACGGTCGCGTCGACGACCAGCAGCAGCACATCGCCATCGGTAAACGAGGTAGCGCTCAAAACGCCAACGACGGGCGTCCGAACGACCGTCGAAGAGTTGATCGCGATCGGCGCGCTAAGCACGCTGGCGAACGCGCCGCCGCCGGTGGACTTCTGCAGGTCGATCGTGACGGTCGAGTCACCGGCGGCCGCGGTGAGGATCGCGACCTCGATCGCGATGATCGTGCCCGTCGTGCCACGCGCGATGACCACCGGCACGGTGGCGTCGGCGATGGCCGCGCCGTTCGCCTGCTGGTAGTCCAGGCTGCGCCGGTGGACGATCTTGGCGGCGCCGATACCCGCGCCGTCCTTGATGATGTCGCCGTCGATCGAGTTCTTGGGCAGCGTCAGGTTGCCTGTGACGACCAGGTTGCGGACGGTCAGGTCTTGGATTTGATTGCTCATGGCTTCTTTCGGGCTGGGTGTATCGGTTTAGAGCCGGTCGTCGAAGACAAGCGGGCTGCGTTCCGCGCCGGCCAGCACGGCGGTGCCATTGGCGGTGATGGCGTAGGCCGTGTTGTCGAGCGTCCTGCGTTCGCTGGTGCGGTAGCGCTGATCGGTCTCGGTGAGCAGGCCGGCGTTGACCAGATCGACGCACAGCCCGGCCAGGTGCCGATCGTCCTCCGGGCCTGCGCCGGCGGAGCGGTCCAGCACGTTCATCAGGAGGCGTCCGCGGATGCCGCCGGCGGCCTTGGCCGAATCGGCGGCACGCAGGATGTCGCGCCGGATCAGCGCGTCGCGCTCGATGTTCATGCGGTCAATTTCCATTGTGCGCTCCGGCGTATCTGATTTTGTCGATGCGTTTGTGCAGCGCGTCGGCGTCGGCCTTGGTGGCGAAGTTGGCGTGCAGGTAATCCTTGAGCTGGTCGAACCGGAGGTTAAACCGCATCTCCAGCTCACGGTCGCGCTGGTCGAGGTCCGCGAAGTCCTTGTCACCCGTCTCCAGCCGTTCGCGGATGTTGCTGATCCGATCGTTGAACAGGTTGATGACGCCTTCCAGGTGCGTGGCGACGCCCGCCAGTTTGGCCTCAATGAGCTGCTCGGCGCGTTGTTCGAGGTTTTGCTTGAGGAGCTTGATCTGCTCCTCTCGCTGCTTTTCGCGGGACAGCAGGATCGTGACGAGGATGCCGACGACGGTGACCAGCGTGCCGACGATCAGGTTGATCACAAACATCGTGATCGTCCACGAGTCGCTAATCGCAAGCGTCATCGGTAGGTTGTCGAATGCCATCGTTTGCGTCCGTGCGTGGTGGGTGGTGATCCGTGGCTCGTGTCTGGCGGGTGGTATCAAAACCCCGGCAGGCCCCCGTCCTTGGGTGCCCGCCGGGGGAGACGGTCTTTGGTTATGCGGCTGTCCCCGATCCGGCGGCTGCAGCCGTGACGACGCGCGGCGGGATCGAGCGGCGCACCTGGTCGACCAGCTCACGCGCCTCGGTGGACATGCTGGCACGGAGGCTGATCTTGGTGTTCGGGTCGCCGAAGTTGACGGTGTCGTTGTCGCCCTTCTCGTACTCGATCGCGGTGATGACATCGGCGGCGGCCTTGCGCGTCTGCTCGACCACCTGGGCGGCCCTTCGATTGAGCTGCTCTTGGAAACGCACCTCGTCGGCTTTCTTGGCCGCGTCCCGCTCCGCCTCGTCCTTCTTGCGTTTCTGGATCAGCGTCAGGACGAGGCCGAGCACGGTCGATCCGCCGAGGATGTACACGTTCCAGGGCGGCGGCGTCTTGCTTGCGATGTACGGCCCCATGATCTGCACGGCCTGCGCCGCATTGCCCGCCAGCGCCGCGTCGATCGCGGCCGTGGTACGTGTGATGCCCTCTTCGAGCTGGGGGATCGCGGCTTTGGCCTGTACGATGATCGACGCGACCTTGTCGCGTGCCTCGACGGCTTCGGCTTTCTCCGGGCCGTCCTGCATCGCGTCGATCTGCGCGTTCAACTCGGCGATGAGTGATTCGGCGTCGGCGAGCTTCGCCTCGGTCAGTTCGAGCGCGGCGACCAGCTCGGCGCGGGTCGCCTGGTACGCTTCGATCTGCGCATCGGTACAGCCCCCGGAAGTGAGCAACGCAATCGCCAACAGCGGCGCGATCAGCCAGGCCATGAGTCGGTATTTAATCGGTGCCATGAGTGTGTCTCCGTGTTCGTGTCTCGATGCTTCACGCCCGCCGCGCAGGCGTGGTGTTGGTGATTACCTCACGCGCTTGACCAGGGCATCCAGCACGGCCTGGTCGCACGAGAGCTGGTACTTCAGCGATTCGATCTCGGTTTTTGCCTCGCTCTCGATCTGCTTGATTCGTTGATTCGCCTTATCGATGCGCCGTCTGCGCGTGTTGATCTCACGCTCGATAGGCGACAGCTTGGGTTTCTTGGCCATGCGTTACCTCCGCGCTCTTCGCGCCTTGGCGGTTACAGGGTTTTTCGTCGCCCGCGGCTTGAACGATTCCGGCGCGAAGCGCAGCTCAAGCCAGCGCGTGCCGTCTGTGTTTCGCAGGATGACGCGCGGCGGGTGGTCGCTGATTTTGTTCAGGTCAACGCCGAGCGCGTTAAGCTCACGGAACGCATCGACCGCGCCGTAGCCGATGACTTTGGTGATGGCGTGATCGGTCCCGTGGCGAAGGGCGATGATGCGTTCGCCGCCGTCGATCCTGATCGAGCAGCGCGCGTCCAGGTGTACGGCGTCCAGGTCCGCCCCGGCGATGGTGATGATCCCCAGCGCGTTGACCGTCGCCGTGCCGGGTTGGGTCAAAGCGGCCCCCAGCCTGCGCGCAGACCGGGGGCCTTTCTCGGGAGTGGTGTCGAGGGTTGAACTTGTCGCCGCTTGCATCCGTGCGTCGCTCCGCGCTGTCTCGGCCATGAGACAGCGTTGGTTGCGAAACACACCTGGCAGGCGACGCGCGGAGGCCCCGAATGGCCGCCGAGCGGGTTTAACGTGGATAACCTGGGTGCCGGCCTCTTGCATCCGGCGCGACGCTACCACACGTCGCGGAGACCGTAGTCTGTACCAGACCCTATCGGCCTGTCAAGCCCACCTCCCGAATTTTTTTTATTCGCGCCTGCGCGGCGGGGGTCAATCACCGGCGGGTCGGCCCACGAACTCGACGGAAACAAAGCCGCTTCGTCCGGTGTACGCCCCGCCTGTGATCCGGACCTCGTGGACCATGAGCCCGGCATCGATAACGCGCACGGGTGTGCCGGCCTCGACGATCAACAACCGACCGTCCCGCTGCATTTCTGCAAGGCCCATCGCGTCGCGTGCGTTCGCAAGCTGAACCATGCGATCGTGATCCGTTTCGGATACGCCCAGCATTGCCTTCCCTGTGATGGTGGCGGTGTCGCCAACCTTGATTGTCGCTCGGCGTTCGGCTGCGTGCCTGGCCGCCTGCCGCTCCTGCGCTTCGCGGGCTTCCGCGCGCCGCTCGGCGGACTGTGCGGCTTCCTGTTGGGCGACCCGCGCGGCACGTTCATCGCTGATCGCCCCGCCCCCAAGCTCGATCAGGCCCACCGCCAGCAGCACCGAAAGAAGCCCGACAACCATGCAGCCGATCCCCGCTTTCTTCAGCATCGTAACCCCCAAAGTTCAACAGCTATTGAACTCCGACCACCCTTACATTATATTAACAAACATATCATCATCCGTCCATTCCGGAGGCTTGTATGCACATCAAAGTCGGCCCCTTCTGTTACGAAATCATTGCCCGTGCCGAGCCTATCGAGCACCCCGACGGCGGGCTGTGCCACGGCGTTGCCTGGCCCGACCTGCACCGCGTCGAGTTCAGCCTGGCGGCCCCACCGCACAAGCGCGTCGCCGTCCTGTGGCACGAGTTGATGCACCTGGCCAAGGCCGACTTCGATATCCACGGGGCCGAGTTGCTCGGCGAGGAAGCCGTCTGCAATCTGCTGGGCCTGCTCATGTCGATGATCTCGCCGATGGACATGCTCCGTTTGCAAATCTACGCCTCCGAGGGCGTCGATGCGCCCGCCGCGATGTGCAACCCGTGGATGGGGCGACCCGTCCCGATCCTGCATTTTTCCCGGCAATATTAGTCTTTTGGCTTCTTAATCGGCGTTGATTTTGGCGGGCCGATCGGCTTGCCGTACTTCGGCCCCACGACTGGCTTGGCGGCCACGCGCAGTGGCGGCTGCTGCGTGTCCGATCCGTATCGCGTCATCATGATCTTTTCGCGAACAGCGGCATCCTGCTGCATGAAGTAGGCAACCATCGACTCCACGACGCGCTTCTCCACAAGCCCGCGTTCGCCGCAGAACTCCTCAAACGCGGCCGCCAGATCATCCCCAAACTCAAATATTTTTCGTTTCATGCAAACCTATGTTACACGGCACGTTAAATCATAAAAACATATAAATAGCTATATTTTTTATAGAGGCCTATTGACTATGACGATCTTCATATTTATGGTGTTGTCATGGCTACCGCGCTTAACGACAAAGATCTGGAAGAACGCCTGGAACAACTGGCAAAGCTTCAGTCAGTGCCAGTTTCCAGGCACGCGATGCTTCGGGAGATTGTCCGCGAAGCGACCAAAGACCTGCGCCGGCCCAATGCCTGGCGCAAAAGCAGCCAACCCAAGGGGGACGCTGCTTGAGGATTGCTACCACGTCACGCCCCCCGGTGCGTAGCCGGGGGCGTGGATAACCGCCCGCGAAACACACCTGGCCCAACGGCCAGGGCGGGCTTTTGAAAGAACCCTTCCGGGGGCGATGGAGACGACGATGAAAGCAACCTTCACGGACAGCGGCAAGGATTACGACGCGGCGGCACTGCACGGAGTTACACACCGCTCCTCCCATCTGATTCGGCAAGCTCGATCTGCCATTGCAGCGCAGCGATCACAACGTCGCGCTCAGCTTTTGGCAAAGGTCTTTCGTACTCACCGGCCCGGCAATCCTCTTCGAGACACCGAAGAGCGGTCAGCGTCAATGCAATCGGTCTCCAATCACGGCAGCCCAAAAGAAGCTCACGCAACGACTGTGGCTCTTTGTCGGGCTCTTCGAGGACGATCTCGAGCGTTGTGCGATACGCACCTTTCGGAATCTGATTTTGTACCCATGACTCCGCCACCGTCGCGAGTGCAGCAACCAGCCGCTGCACCGCCTCTGGTATCAGCCAGTCTCGCACAAAACTCACATAGCTTGCCGGGTCGATCGATTCGTCGAGCATTTTTTCTTCGTTCACTACGCGGTCTCCTTTCGTGGTTGAGAGGTGGACCGCATTGTACGGGCCGCTCGGGCAATAAGCCCCGGCGGACCCTTGAGGGCTAACGCCCCACGATCCCCGGAAAGTGTCGGGATCGGCTCCGGCCGGTCCCGGCGCTTGATCACAGCGAGGCGGTGCGTAGCCGCCTCTAACGATACGGCCGGTCGGGCGTGACTAACCCGGTCGGCCCTTGACCTGCCGAAGACGACGCGAGTCAAAGGTGCCGTCTTCATCCTCCCCACCCCGCGCCGCCCGGAAACGGCGCGACGCGGGATTCGTAGCACGGGCCACGGAAGGCCCGCCAGATCAGGGGGGCGAGCGGCAAAGGACTGCCGCCGCCCTGGTACGGGACCCAACGGCACGCCAACGGACGGCGTGCCCAACCCCCGGAGGTTAACACCCTTCGGGAGCGCACGGAGGCGAAATCTTGGACGGTGTTTGCACCCAGGTACAAGACGAGCTGACTATGAGCGCTGAGGCCCTCTGGGGTATGAATCACGAATCGGTCTGGAGCGTCAAGCAGACCGCGAGCCTGCTGCACCTGTCGCTCACCGGCGCGTATCGGTACTACGGCAAGCGGGAGCTGACTTACTCGCACATCCGCCAGTTCGTGCATTACGCGCCGCCCGACGTGGCGATGCGATTGCTCAACGGCATCTTTGCCGGTTCGCGGATCAAGCCCATCTATATCAATACCAAGATGGACTTCGACGGCGATGGCGACGTGGACACCGACGACGTGCTGGGCCACGCGATCGACGCGCTGGACAAACTGACCACGTACCTGCGCACGGTGCAGGCGTCGGGCAAGCCGGACATGGAACTGCTCGGCGGGCTGATCTCGCGCGGTATCCAGAGCCTGGTCACGAGCGAGCGGTGCGCCCAGACGATCGCGGACATGAACGTCAAACGCGGCGGCCGCCGCAAGGCAAAGGCGGTGAGGGTATGAGCACCAAGCCAGAACTTTGTAGGTGTCACGATTGCGGGGCCGCGCCCGGCGAGGTCCACGGGGACGGGTGCGATGTCGAACGCTGCTCGGTGTGCGGCGGCCAGCGGCTGCAATGTGATTGCCCCGAACACGACAAGGCGTTCGCACGGTGGACCGGCATCTGGCCGGGTATGGCCGAAGCGGATTACTTAGGCATCAGCCTGAATGACATGCTCCGCGACAATCTGCGGCCAATCTTTTTTGTGAAGCCGGGGGTGAAAGCATGAACCGCGAAGCCGCCATGCGCAGGGTCAACACGCTCACGCAGTGTATCGCCGCCAACGCGACGGTGACGCGCACGGAATTCAAGCCCGGCAACGCCGAGGCATTGGAGCGGAGCGTCAAGGCGCTTAAGGCGATGGTTGTCAACGTCGACGAGCTGGGCGTGCTGCTCAACGAGGCGGCGTTCGATTGCCCGGCCGAGGATGCCGGGGGTGACGCGCCGAAGCTGCACCTGGCGGGGGGTGCGTCATGAGCGAGCACCTCACATGGGAACCCGACATCGAAACCGAGGAGATCGACGGCGTCTCGCTGGCGGCGATTAATTTCACGACCGGCTGCGGCATGGTGAGGGTGGACCACTTCACACCCGACGCGCTCCGCGCGTTGGCCCAGATGCTGCACGAACACGCCCACACGATGGACGGCCGCGAGCCGAATGGCGTCGCCGACCTTAAACAACTGCTCGCCGAGGTCTACCCGCACATCGGCGGCTACCCCTACGAAGTGCCGGACGGCCTGAAGGCCGAGGTTGAACTCGCCGCCGATATCAACCGCCACGAGGCGTTCGGCGATTTTGATGATGACGACGACGACGAAGCCACCGACGACTTTGCCAACCCGCCCGCAACACAGAAGGTGTAACTCGGATGGATCGGATCGATCAGCAATCAGCAATCAGAGGTCAGCGATGAACAGAAAACCACCCCGATCCCGGCACAAGGCACCGTACTGGCAAGCGCCCCGCGATGCCGCAGCGAAACGCCGCACGCCGCCTGAATGCACACGCTTGGTTTGGGAGCGACTGGCCTGCGGCCTCGGCTGGTTTGCCCTGAATTGCCCGATCAGCCTCAACAAGGGCCGGCTTCTTTGTGTTCAAGAGGGAACCCCGCTATGCAACTGACCACCACCCCAACCGTGCCCGACGCAATCATCAAGCCGACCACGCGCGGCCACAACTTCACCGCCGATCGATACCGGGGCCGGCACCGCGTCGCGCCGTTGGAGACCGTCGATCACAGCGAATCCACCGCCGACCCGACGACGCGCCGTGTCTATTGCCCAAAGTGCGAGAAGTGCTACGCGGCGGCGGTTGACTACCAGGTCATCAAGAACCGCGTGGGCCACCCGGTGATCGTGAAGCGGGTCGCCTTCTGCGACGCCTGCCCGGTCGTGTTTTTCTGGGACCAGCACTGCGACGTGACCGGCCGCCCGTTCGGCTGCCGCCCGATCAAGGGCTCACTGGTCATGAACGACAAACAAAGCGTCATCGAGCGCGTGTTGAAGGTGTACCCACAACTGCGCGGCGTTCAGCAGATCTAGCACCCCCGCCCCCGGCCCGGAAGTTTTCACCACAGAGAGCCCAGAGGACGCAGAGGAGACACAACGATGAAATGGAAGATCGGCATGAAGCGACTCGCACTAGCCAAGAAGATCGCGGACCGCGCGACACCTTACCTGAAACACAAAGGCGTCTGCACGATGGACCTGCTGATGGCGATCGTCGCGTGTCACGTCAACGGCTGCAAGCTGGACCTGCAAGCCTTGTCGAAGGCGGATGACGCCGCGATCGTCCATGACGTCGGCGGCATTATGACGCACATCGACCAGGACACCGGCAAGCTGCGCAACTGCTTCCGCCCAAGATTCGCGCTCTGACCCAACGCCCGCCGCGCAGGCGCATTCACCCGATACCCGACACCCCACACCCGAGGCTTAACCATGCTCTTCATCCTCTCAATGATCGTCGCCGTGCTGCTGCTGCTGTGTGTCGCCGCGTGCATCATGGCCCCCGAGCTCGCCGACCACGACGCCTGCAAACCGCTGGCCGGTGAGGATGGCAAGGTGACGGGGCGACAAGCCAACCCGGCATACAAGCACATCGACGTCAGAGCTTGACCCCAAACCCCGGAAGTTTTCACCGCCAAGACGCGAAGGACGCAGAGGCAGATGGTTTTGGTCAGCCCCACCCAACGGTACGTGTTCACGGCCTACGTCAAGTTTAGGCCGCAGAAGTTGTGGGTCGGCGTGAGCTGGTACCGGAGCTGGCACACACTTGAAGTCACCCTCTGTTTACTGCCCACACTCCCGATCAAGATGACGCTGGTTGATCTTAAAGACCCGGACCCCGAGCCCCGAATCCCGAATTGCTACCGTCAATGATCGCCCTAGCCCAAACCATCCCGACCCACGCCCCCGGAACCGGACACGCCGCCGATGACGCATCGGACTGGCTGCCCGTCGCCGAGGCCGCGCGACGGATGGAAGTTACCGACCGCCACCTCCGTCGCCTTTGCGTCGACAAGTGGCATCGCGTCGGTTTGGCCAGGCAAGAGGGCGGGCAGTGGATCGTGCGTATCGACGCGGACCCGAAGCTGGACGAATCACTGCCCAAGTCCGACCTGTTGATCCGTAGTGACTTCGCGGCGATGCCCAAGGAGCAGCAGACCGCCGCGATGCAGCGGGCCGAGTGCGTGCGCCGGTTCCGCACCCTGAAGGCCGAGCGTAAGGACGCGGTCTCCATATGGCTGCCTGCCGTGCTGGCTTTGCTCAACAAGGATTACCCCAACTTCAAAGGCAAGGTGACGCGGTCCACCCTCTACCGATGGGACAAGCGGGCGGGCCACCCGATCGACGTGGCCGAGCTGGTGGACTGGCGCGGCCACGCCAACCGCGAACGCGGCGGCATGGGCTGCGCCGAGGCGTGGGCGTTTTTCGCCGAGCAGTACCTCGACGGCAACGAGCCGGCGTTGGCCGACTGCTGGCGGCGCACGCGGATGTGGGCCGATGAGCGCGGCTTCGACTGGTGCAGCGTGCATAGCTGCAAGCGCCAGCTCGATAAACGCATCCCCAGGGAGCAGCAGGTGCGCCACCGCCAGCCCGCCGTCTGGCGCAGCAAGCTCGCCACCTTTATCGAGCAGCACGCCGAACGTCACGCCGCCGGGGATTGCTGGGTATCCGACCACCGGCCGCTGGACGTGATCTGCGTCTATCAGGGCAAACGATACCGGCCCGTGATTACGCTGTGGCACGACTGGCGGACGCGCAAGGTGGTCGGGTGGGAGCTGTCGGTCAAGCCCAACGGCGACACCATCCTGGCCGCATTTGCTAAAGCCGTGCGCGACCCGTCGAACCTCGGACCGCCGCTGATGGCTTGGATGGACAACGGCAAGGACTTTGACAGCACCCCGCTGCACGGCCGGTCGAAGAAGGAACGCCAGCAGGCCAAACGCTGGCGAGACAAGGCGCGCGTCGATGAGACCTGGTTCGGCGGCGTGTTCGGATCGCTGGGCATCGAGGCGCACTTCTCGCTGGCGCACAACCCACAGGGCAAGGCGCGGTGCGAGCGGTGGTTCGCCACGATGGCCAGTCAGCACGATAAGTTGTGGGCGACCTACACCGGTAAGGACACGACGCGCAAGCCCGAGGGCCTGGCCGGCCGGATCGGTGAGAAGTCGCGCGTGATCCCCCGCTTTGAGCAGGTGCGTGACCATGTCGCCGACTTCGTTGCTCATTACAACGCCAACGCTGATCACGCGATGGAGGACCTGCGCGACCCGCAGCATCAACTGAAGCTGTCGCCGAACGAGGCGTATGCCGCCTGGACCACCCCGCGCAAGATGGCGGACCCGACGGCGCTTGACCTGTGCCTGATGCCGCACACCAAGCCCGTGAAGGTGGGCAGGCAGGGCGTGCGCGTGCAGTTGCCCGGCTGCCCCGCCCGTTATTACGGCCAGTACGAAGCGGCCCTGCGTCCCTACAAAGGCACCAAGCGCAAGGTGTACGTGGCCTACGATCCGGCCGACACCCGGCGCGTGCAGGTGCGCGACGAGAAGATCGGTCTTATCTGTATCGCCGCGCTCAACAGTAACACGGGCGTCTACGGATCGCCGCAGAGCCGCGACGCGCTCAAGGCGGCGATGCACGAGAAGGCGGAATACAACCGGGGCTTGAACCTGATGCGCAAGCATCAACGCACGGCCTACCTCAATAACGATTACCTGGTGGCGCAGAAGGCGGCGGAACTCGAAGCGGCGCAGAACGTCGAGTCACGGATCGGTCCCGACCCCGACCGTCCGATGCGGTTGGTTCAAACGCCGTTCGACGGGCAATCGAAAGACGTGCAGCGGCAGACATTCAAACAGGCCGCCGGCGCGGAAACCTCCGACCGATCCAGCGCGATGGTCGACGTGACCAAGCTGCTGGCCGACCGGCCGCGCGTCGTGGTGGAGCGCAGCGATAGCGAGCGGATCGCCGACCCGCTGGAACTGATCGGCCGCGCCCGCGCCGGGCGCGACGAACCAGTGGGCCGGGACGAGCAGCCGATCGACGTGATGAGTCTGCTCGTGGGCGGGGCGGCGAAGTTGCCCGGGGGCGGGAACTCCGGGAGCGACAGTTCCGGGGGCGGGGGCGGGGGTGCATCATGACGGATCACGATGCCAGCAAAATCTTGAACGACTACAGCAGGGATGCACGCCAGTTGCGTGCGGCAAGGATGCTACCCGTGGGCCTACAACTATCCGACCTGGATCATCTAAAAGTACGCGAACTCTGCAACGAGCACATCGTCCGGTATGGGATAGCCCAGAAGACCATCGCCGACCAGATCGGCATGAGCCCAGGCGTCGTTTCTGAATGGTGCCGTGGCGTCTATGGCGGCGACATGGACAAGCTCACCCGGCGCATGAACGCCTGGCTTGAGAGCGACGCGCGGATGCGTCACGCGAACATTGATATTCCGTACGTTACCACCTGGCTCGCCGAAGCGATGACGAGCATGATCAACCTGGCGTGCGACCGGCAGTCGATGCTGGCGATCGTCGCCCCCTCGGGCACCGGCAAGACGATGGTCATCAAGGCATCGGCCGACCGGCGGCGCGGCTTCTGCGTCTACTGCGACGAGCACACCACCACGAAAAACTTTCTTGAGGCGCTTAGCCGGGCCGTGCTGCCAGAGCCGAAAGCCCGCAGTATCCCCGCGATGCGTGACGAGTTGATCAACAAACTGCGCGGCACGCGCCGGCCGGTCCATGTCGACGAAGCCCACCTGCTTAGAAAGCCCGCGTTCGGTGTCGTCCGTTCGATCTTCGACCAGACCGGGGTGCCGTTCATCTTTGTGGGCACGCAGAAGATCATCGAACGGATCGACGACAGCGCCGGCGGCGACGGCCAGTTCTACCGGCGGTGCCGGATGTGGAACGCCATCGAGCACATCATCAATCTGGACAACCCCGGTTCAACCAATGCCGGCCGGCCGTTGTTTTCGCTTCAGGAAGTGCAGGAGTTCCTCTCGCACCAGGATGTCAAGCTCACCAGCGACAGCCTGGAGATGCTCTGGGGCCTCGCCTGTATCCCGGGCAAGGGCAGCCTCGGCATCGTGCGCGAATTGGTCGGCACCTGCTACTGCACCTTCGGACCGGGCGCGGAGATCGGCATGAAACAGTTGGTCGCCATGATGCAGGCCCTGTTCGGCGGCGCGGAGACCGTGATCATGACCGGCATGGCATCAGATTACGTACACGCGATGCAGCGCACCGCCTGACCCCCGGCTAACCACCCACCCCCGGCCCCCGGACGGGCCGGCACACCCGCGTAAAGGATTACATGGGATTCGACATCACCGAATTTATGAAGGGCCTGGAAGGCGAAGGCAGACGCCGCGTGATCGGTGCCGGTGTCGCGGCGGTCGATCAGTTCGCCAACCACGTTGTCGGCAAGGCGCAGAGGCTGGCGCCCGTAGAGACCGGCGCCCTGAAGGCGTCGGGCGTTGCGGAGAAGGCTGAGTTCACAGGTAAGGACATCACCGCCGTGATCGGCTTCAACACCGATTACGCCGCCGCCGTGCATGAGCGTCTTGATGCGCATCACGACGAGGGCCAGGCCAAGTATCTGGAAACCGCGATGCGGACCGAGGCGCCCAAGCTGCACCCGTTCGCCGTGAAGGAGATGAAGAAGGCGTTATGACACGCGACCCGGACAAACCTGATCCCCGCCTCGTCGCCGAGCTGGTCGCCCGGTATGAGGCGTCGGCCGCGCGCCTGCGTGACCGCATCACCGACCCGCCCGGCAAGACGGACCGCGCCCGGGTTTGGAACCAGGCCCGTGCCTCGCAGGTGCTGGCCCAGGTCGATGCCGAGATCGCGGATCTCCGTGGCATGGCCGCTGATTGGACCGGGACGGCCCTGGAGGAATCGATGCAGCGCGGCATCGCCGCCGCCGACCGCCAGGCCGAAGAGGCCGGCGTCAGGGACGAGGGCTCGCCGCTGCGTGGTTCGTTTTCGATCGTCGATCGCGGCGCCGTCGAAGTGCTCGCCCGCGACACGGTCAGCGACCTGGTCAAGGCCGCCGATTCGATGAAGGCCCACGCCGGCCACGTGCTGCGCCGCATGGCCGCGACCGGTGTGAGCAACGCCGAGGTCAACACGATCCTCACCGGCGGCGTGATCGAGGGCCGGCCCCGCGACACGATCCGGGAGCTGCGTGAGCTGCTGGTCAAGGTCCACGGCAAACAGGTGACGATCACCGACAAGAACGGCGATCCGATCACCTTCGACGCCGGCTATTACGCCAGGCTGGTTGCCGTCACGAAGACGCGGGAGGCGACGAGCAAGGCGCGTCACGCGCGGCTCGCCGATCGCGGTATGGACCTGGTCGTCGTTGTCGGCCGTGTCAGCGACAACTTCTGCACGGCGTACCTGGACAAGGTTTTCTCGATCTCCGGCTCACACCCCAAGTACCCGCCGCTGGCGTCGCTGCCCGGCGGCGGCCCGCCGTTCCACGTGCAGTGCAGCAAGAGCACGGCGCCGTTCATAGAGGACCTGGCCGACCCCGAGGAGATCGAGGTAGGCGAGCCGGACCCGGACACGGCGCTACTGCTGAACGTGCGTGACACCAGCGAGCTGCAGCGCCGCTTCAAGTCGCTGCAGGGCAGACAGCAGGCCGAGGGCCGGCGGCAGAAGCTGGCGGGGGGTGTGGCCTGATGCCCTGGACCAAGCCACAGATCAGAGCCGCCGCGATCGCGGCGCGGCACGCCGGCTGGAACGAGCAGCAGCGCGGCATGGCGTTGTCGTCGCTGGGCAATCGCGCCGTGCATGGCGGCCGCGCCACGAGCAAGAGCCCGCGTCTGAATCAGGATGATTACGAGCAATACATGGCGACGGCGGAGGCGTCGGCGGGCGGCACGCTGCCGGGCTTCACCCCCGGATACTGGTACGCCAAGGCCACGGACATCATCCAGCGCCAGCGGCACGCGATCAGGAAGCTCGCGGCGGATGCGGACGTTCCGAGCGAGGCGTACCTTGACGGCATGATCGACAAAGCGACCGGCGGCAAGGCCACGTCTCTGGACGATCTGGACCGGCTCAACGACCGGCGCGTCGCCGCGAAGGTGATCGATCTGCTCAAAAGCAAGAAGCGCCAGGCGGCGCGACGGACCGGACCCCACAACGCCCTGGAGGCGGACGCTATCCCGTTCTAACCCACCACCCACCAGCACGGAGGCTGTTATGAAACGCATTCATCGATACGACATCAAAGAGCTTTTGATGAATATTCTAAACACGGGCTTGCTCACGTTGTTTCTGATCGTGTGGGCGGTCGTCATGGGCGCGGTGTGCATCGCCCAGGCGGAGCCTGCAACCATCCCGATCACGGGCACCGCAGACGTGTCGTCGATCCAGCAGCAGATCGATGAACTGCGCGGGCAGCAGGAAGCGAACACGACGGCGATCGGCGAGCTGCAGAAGAAAGTTGAAGGCAACGCGGGCGGCGGGGGCAACTCGGATACATCGGATGAGACGGATACCGTGGGCGACAATTCCGGGGGGAAGGAGACGGATCTCTGGATCAACGTGTCGCACCAGCGCTACACGCCGGTGATCGAATACAGGGACGGCGCGTATGTGATCACCGACCTGCGCTTCGTCGAGCTTATGGGCAAGTGGTCGGGCATACGCTACCTGAACTGGACGGGCCAACTTTACAAAGACCGCAACTGGACCTGGTCGAACCGCGTCAGAGAAACGGACGCCGACCTTTGGGACTCTACCGGCGTGCCGCTGGAGGCGATCATCGCCGTCGCCAACGCAACGCACACGCACGTCTGGTGGTGCGCCCCGCAGCAGGCGGACCTTGACTATATGCGGCGGGCGGGCGACCTGTTTGCGCGTACGCTCGATCCCGACCTAAACATGGTGGTCGAGATCGGCAACGAGGTCTGGCAGTCGGATCGCGGCTGGCGGTATGACGACCTGTCGGTCGGGCCTGATGGCAAGCGGAACTTCGGCCGGCGGATGCAGCTCTACGCGCAGGACTCGGCCGCGAAGTTCAGGGCGTTCATCGAAGGTCCCCCGGAAGGTGTGGGCTTCCCGGCCGATCGGCTGACCCGTGTGATCGGCGGGCAGCTACATAATATAGGCGTACTCAAGAGCAACGCGCTGAAGCACATCGATCCGGCCGACTACGACGCGATCAGTTGCAGCGGCTACTTCGGCAGCTCGCCCGGCGATTACGTCGATGGGTCCGGCGGGCTGAAGGCATCGCTGTCCGGCCTGCGTGCGCATGCGGCGCTGGCCGAGCAGTACGGCAAGCAACTGCTGATCTATGAGATCAACCAGCACATAGACCGCGGCACGAGCGATATGGCCTTCGTGGATACCGACCCGGTGATCGACGGCGTGAGAACCATGCTCGCCGCCGCGCGTGACGAGGGCGCTAAGACGATCACCGTCTACTCCGGCGTCGGCCGCGCCTACCCCAACGCGCCCTTCCCGATCTACACCGACGACTACCAGCCGCGCCGCATCGTCACCGAACTCGGCTGGCCTACCCTCGGAAATTGAACGGATGCCCACCCCGGAACTTTCACCGTAGAGGACGCATTGCTATGAGCACAGAGCAGATCGAAGCCAGCGTGACCGGGTTGCTCGCTAAAACGCTGGACCGCGAGACCGGCGCGTTTGACCGCACCACGCACCTGTACGACGAGCTGCTCATGGACAGCCTGGACAGCGTCGAGCTGGTGATGGCTTTAGAGGACGAACACCGCATCACCATCCCCGACGAAGACGCCGACCGCTGGCGCACCGTCGGCGACGTGATTGATTACATCGCCGGCGTCACGGCCGCAAACGATGACCCGCGCAGGCAGTGCATCGACTGCGGCGACCTGGCTCATCCGTGCTGGGGGCCGAACGGTGAAGGGCCTTGGTGTCCCCGGTGTTACAGCTCCGAACGGGCAAAGAACGGGCGCGACTATCGCGATGTGCCAGAAGATTGAGAGGCCAGACCATGCTCCCCGACACCGAACAACTGATCCGATCACTGCGCAGCGCCACCTGCCCCGCGTGCGGCGGCAAGAAGAAGGCCGGCAAGTCGCTGTGCCCCACCGACTATTACGCGCTCAACCCGGACCA